CCGGAACTGACATAAAGACTTTTGTCAATATGCCGTTTAACTCAAATGTCAACGTGAATTTGGGGGGCTAACCCTGAGCATTCAAACCCGCAGCAATGCGGCGGGCAGGTTCTCGGCCACTGGTGGGGCGTCGAAGTAGATGGAAACATCTCGGGGGACGTCTCCGTCAGGTTAGGTAAGAGAAACCCAACCCGGACCCTTCTCAATGCTCTTGAGAAGAATCCTTGTTAAAGGTGCCTGCGGCCCAATCTACGGATTGGGGAACCGAATACAAACTATGAAAGCTTTGAACAGACGCATGACAACGAGCTACACAGTTCGTCATCTCTTAAAGAGACTAAAACATATGTATTGTTGGCAGCGAGGTGTAAAAGCCTTGCATGGATGGCTCGGTCCCTTTATCAATATCGGGGCCTTGCTAGGAGGCGGTATGACCGCGTCGAGAGCAGGAGGCATTGTTTCTTTGGTAACGGACATCGGTAAACTAGTAAAACACCAAGGGCCCAAAGGGGCCGCTCAATATCTTAAAGCTTGCCATATCTTCACTATGAAGTATGTGGCTTCCGACCCAATCGTGGATTCGATGGCTTTCGGTCCGGTAATAGGCCGTACACTATCTGGAATTCCAAAGATAGTGCCTCCCCTGATGAGGAAACGACTCAGGGAGAGGGAAGTCTTTACCATCCGGATGCTGTTGACCGTCTTCGGTCTTTACAGGGTACTGGATTTTAAAGGTACTCTAAAAGTTGAAACGATTACGGCGCCGTGGTCAGGTAGGATTTCGCCTGACCTTAGGCACTTTTCCAAAACGTTCTTGAAGGATTGATCCTCTTGGACGGATTTGAGCTGGGAGCCGGTCTTTCTTCAGACCGCGTGTCCCGCGTCTCGCACCATGACCTTTGAGGGCGTAGACCGTCGCACAAATTCGTTCTCCGAACTTCTAAGGAGCTGAAGGACAATATCGTCTTCAGAAGAATTGTGCCCGTCATTATGGAAATTTTTGGAAGTGACTGGTATGAAGAATCTTTGGTCCCTTATGGGACAACTCGACGACCTCTGACCTCGGAGAGCGGAATTCCGCCCAGTTAGGTTAGGGAAGTTGGGTCTCAAAGATGAACCAGGGAAGATAAGAGTCTTTGCGATGGTCGACCCTATCACGCAACTGGCATTATACCCGTTGCATGATCGCCTTTTTGGCATCCTTCGTGGATGCAAACAAGACGCCACCTTTGATCAAGGTGAAGGTGTACAACGACTGCGGGATTTACTCAAACGGAAAGTAGATAAGGGAAAGATCCCTTACGCTTTTTCCTTTGATCTTTCAGCGGCGACTGATCGTCTGCCGGTGGAGCTTCAAGCCCTGATATTAGAACATTGAAAACCAGGTCTTGGAGCTCCTTGAAAGACACTTATGGTAAATCGTGACTTTTGACTTCCTCTCAGAAAACAACCTTTAAGGTATGCGTGTGGACAACCTATGGGGGCTTACTCGTCTTGAGCAATGCTCGCGGTAACGCATCACTTCATAGTCCAAGCCTCCGCCCGGAGGTGCGGATACACACGTTGATTCACTGAGTATATGGTGTTGGGGGATGACATCGTCATCTGCAATCCGAAGGTAGCTCGAAAATATCTGGACATTATGTCGGATCTTGGGGTTGAAATTTCTAAACCCAAGACATTAGCGTCCCCGTTAGGGGTATTTGAATTCGCTAAGAAATTTTCGGACCCTGAACGATCGCTAGAGGGATTACCTCTAAACGAACTCCAGGCTGCACGACTTTCGCTTAGTATCTTCCACGAGTTTATTAGGAAGATACGGCCACGCATGGCTGATGCCATGAGGGTCGCCGGTTTCGGATACAAAGTTCGAGGTAACACGCACGTTCACAAAATTGGTGTAGGACGTTCATCCATCGTTAAGCAGATATTACTTTCTCCGCTAACGACGTTGGAGTCAATTCCCACTACTAGGGAATTCCTCCTTTACGGATCTAAGGCGACGGAGGAAGACCTCCGCGACTTGATGTTCGTAAAAGTGAACAAGTTCCTAATGAAGAAACCACCGGAATATCCGCCTTTTCCGGAGTGAGCTGCTATAATAGTAGAAGACATTTTCGGTCGAACAGACCCGTTATTAGTCAAGAAACTATATACCTCTATTCCATGGGCTATAGTTAGAGCTCATCTTCACTCTAACTATAATCTAATGTTTCGAGAACTCACCTACCGGAATGACCCGCTTATGCAGGTTTATTCAACCTGCTGATGGTTGTGGAACAAACTCCCTCCATCGATAGTACGGGACTTCTCGTCCCATTATTGGATCTTCTGTAAATATCAAGAAGAAAGTCCAAGCTATCAAGTGGTGAAAGCTGTGGAGCTTAAAATCAAAGCTGCGGCCTTCGCCTTAACTGGCAAAGTCCGCCCAATAGAAGAGCGTTTTCATTTACGGAACGCTGCTCCGTTGGACCATATCGACATTCCTAAAGTAGTGTCCAAAGATGGGCACCCTCGAGGGTTAGATTACTGGAAAACCCTTCGCCAAGTAGGACCAAATGAATTCGCCTCCACTATTCGACGTAAGGCCACCCCTGACAAGGGTGGCCCTAAGTGAAACCCTCTATGAGGACCAGGCCCAAAATAACCTGGTCCACATCCGAAAGTATTTAAGTGAATTTGATCACTG